TTTCCTTGTCCTTGTCCCGGTTCGCCACGTCGGGCGGCACGGCCTTGACGTCGATGACTTTCAGGATGTCGGACCAGCTCACGCCGTAAGCGTAGAACCGGCCGGCGATGTAGGCGTTGTGCAAGGCCTTCCAGAAGATCCGCAAGAACCGCGTGCCGAAGTAAGCTTGCTGCTGCTCGCAGTAGATGACGAACGGGTCGCCGGCCACGAGGGTGCTGGAGAAGTTGGCGTTCGAGGCATCGCTCGACACCATGTACTCGGGCATCGACCAGCGTTGAGCCGCGCACCGCCACAACGCCTGCAATACCTCGATGTACAACGGCGCGTTGGTTTGACCCATCGGGCCGGGATGGTATTTGACGCCGGCAACGTCCAGGATCTTGCCCGGGTTGAATACTTGGCGATATTCGGTTTTCGCGCCGGCCGGGTAGTTGGCGACTTGCATCTGCGCCGCCAGACCGGACACCATGGACTGAATGCCAGCCTGTCCCGTACCGGCCGCGTGCTCGCGGATGAAGGCGATCGCCGCCTGGATCTGCGCGCCACGCGAGATGTTTCGCAGGAGCTTGCTGGCGTCCTTCAATGTGCCGTGAACCGGGTAGAAGTCCGATAGGCCACGCTTGACCGACCGCCGTACGTTGAGCTTGATGTGCTCCATGCGGCTGGCAGGAACGTAGTCCCACCCGCTCGGCCAGCGGACGTGGTAGCCGTAGACCGACTGCACGTCACGGGCGGAGGAGTCAACGCCGTAGGACCAGTCGCGGCCGACTTCTGGCCGCGTGTCCGGCGTCTGGATCTGATCGGCGTCCAGGGTGCGGATTCGCGTCTGACCAAAGGAGTCACAGTAGAGGACGATTGGCTCGTCACCGTCCTGGTGGGCAGTCGCGAAAATCTCCCGGTCAAGGTCGTTGTCGAAGTCGTTCAAGTCTCGGCATTCGTCGATGACCTTTTGGATTTCCTCAACCAAACCAGACGGCGCGTTGACGTCCTTCTCCGCCTCGGCCGTGTACGTGAAGCCCGTTCGAATCACGTAGTTGGTGAGCTTCTCCAGGATGCCACAGGCCGTGGCGTCCGCCTGGCAGATCACCCGGGCCGCAAAGCGGATGTCCCGCAGATCGTGTTCGGAGAAGACAAACGAGGGCGTGATATTGCCGAAGCCCGGCACATCGTGCAGCCGCTCGCGGGAGTCGATCTCATCGCCCCAAGCCTCTTCCAGGGCGCGGAGACGGGATCGCAGTTCGGCCTCCTCCACGAATCGGAACTCGGGCGGCATGTTGAGCGGAGACGTGAACGGCGCACCTCGCACCGCTTCTGCGATTGACCGCCACGCTTTGCCGAGAATGTTGGCCATCTACTGCCCGTAAAAAGAACAAGGGGCCGATGCGATCACTCGCACGGCCCCCCGACGGGCAGCGAAGATTCGGGCTTCTCGACGGTGGCCAAACCGTCTTCAGCTGCAAGGTTACCGGCGAGTTGACCGCCGGCCCCTATGGTTCGTTTGCGACCGCTCGGGCTGCTGCGCCTGTTGGCTCAGCTTCTCTTGCGGCCGTTCATCTACTGGTGAATATACCACGTCTTGGGGTTTGCTCAACGGCGGAACGGTAGGCATGGCAGACGGCTTACACGTAGCCGCAATCGGTGGGGTGACGATTGACTCGGCCTGCGCGACTGCCAGCACGTCCGCCGCGAACACGTAGCCCTCTCGCTCCAGCGTCTCCATGATTCGATCGAGCATCGCTTGCGGGATCAGCCGGGGACCGCCTGGGCCTGCTCGCAGCCCATCGCCAATCTTGTCGAACACCCGCCGCACCTTCTGCTCGCTGACCTCCATGCGGTAATGGATGGACAGGTAGCGGGCCGCCTCGGGCGCCGTCGTTGGAAAGGGGATGTAGCCGCTCATGCGATACTCCGTTGGGTTCCTTACCTCGGTCCTCGCAACAAGAAGATCAACAGCGCGTCAGAACATTCAAGCACCTCGCGTTGCGAGAGCCTCACTGGCGGCCAGCGATTCGGATGCCTGAACATCCACCCGAACGGCGCGACCGCCAGAGCGGAGAGAGTCGATAGAAATGTGCGTCGGATCATGCTGGATTTCCTTTCTCGTCTAGTTCCTGCTCGTCCGCAAGGCCATCGTCGTACGGTTGAGGTTTCTCGGGTAGCAAAACCTGAGTAGCCACATACGAACGCGACGGCCGGGGCAGTGCCGCGTTTCTACTGGAATGCCAGCCGGTCGGGGTTCGCAGACGGTCAGCTTGGTAGTGTCGTCCACGTAATGAATGTCAAGCCAAGTCTTCGTGGGATGTCCTTTCTCGTCAGGTCACGGGTTGTCGTTTGCCAGCGGACCACGGCAAGCGGGGACCGGATCGCCTTCAATGTGAATTCCCCGGTTCCGCGCAAAGCGGCAAACGTCTCCAATACCTCGATTCCGCTCTTGGGCCGACATCCCGTCGGGTGCGCTGCTGGCGAGGATGTCCACGCTCACGCACAACCCCCGTCGCAAGTCTTCCGAAACGTGCGACAGGATGGTGATTGCCGCGCGGGTCCATGTGGAATGGACCCACGGCTCGCGAAACACCTGCATCAGTTGCGGGAGAGACGACCGCGGGACAATCCCCGGCAGCTCCCTGAACTCTCCGCAGAAATTATCTTCTGCGGTCACTGGCCACCTTTCTAGATCACTGCCGACAACCGGCGGGTATCTACGACACTCGCCGAAGCTCGCATTATTGCCAGGAAGGTGGAGGCCTTGGAACCAGTGAGCACAGAACCAGCAACACTTGTTGTCCATTGTTCGTTGTCCTTTCGTTCTTCCTTTCGCTTTTAGTTCGCCGCCACCCTTGCCGCAAACCACAGCTTGCTCTCGACATCGTGCCCCGGGTACAGCGCGTCGAGTAGCCAAGCACGCATACGGCCAAACCACGGACTGTCGTCGCGCGGTACGCCGCTCGGCGTCTCGTACTTGACCAAATACAGATCGTCAGGCCTTTCGATGACGATGAAGTCTTTGCTTTCGGTTCTCATATCTCAGAGTCTCCTTGCCTTTCGTGTCTCTATCATGCCACCGCGTACTCCTGGTCAAACCGCACTTGCCCGGTCGGGACGCCGAACTCCAGCGGCAACCGCACGGCCATATCGAACGCATCCGGCCCGTCGTCGTGGTCTCCGTTCGGGAAGTCCATGAGTTGGTGAACTAGCAGCCGGCACCCTGGCGAGTCCGCCTTGAACCGCACCTGCCGATTCTCAATGTACTGGCCCAGCCGGAGAATGCGGAGATTCTTGTCCGCCATGTTCTGGTACTTGCAGACCGGCCACTGCATCCCGAATACCCCGCCACTGACCTGCGAGAACTCGTCGGCCAGCAGCACCTGGAAGGCGTTCGCCTCAAATCCCACCAGGTCCGGCCGGTAACGGTCGCACATCACGATGGTGTCCATGACGATCCTGCGGACCGGCCGCCGCTCGATACTCGCGTCAACGTACAAAAGGCCGTTGAGGACACCCACGAACACGATGGCCGAATAGTCGCCGCGTGCCGGGTTCTTGCCCAACGAGGGATCGACAGCCACCAGCCGCATCGGGAACGACGTGGGCCAGTGTTCCGGCTGGCACCAAACATGGTCGTCGAACAGATCGACCGACCACTCGGACTGCGTGCTCTCCTTCGGGTTGCATTGGAAGAGGGCGTGCCACCAGTGCTTCGACTGCATGGCCGCCCGCTTCTTCTCCAGCCACGCGCGTGGGCGGCGCTCGGGCCAAAGGGGCTCGCCAACCGCCCGGCCCAATTGGTCGCCTTCCTCGGCCAGCGCCGGCAGCCTCAGCACCTGAACCGGGTCTCCGTCGTCGGTCTTGGCGTTGCGGATCAGTCGCCCGGTCAAATCGTCCAGGTGCCACGGGGTGGCCACGATGATGGCGCACCCGCCCGGCTCCACACGAGTGTAGGCCGTTGACTCCCACCAGTCCCACTGGGAATTGCGAATCGTCGCGCTCATTGCCTTTTCGGAATTCTTCATGTAGTCGTCGATGATGAGCAGGTCGGCGCCTCGCCCAGTGAACGGGCCGCCAACGCCAGCCGTGAACATCCCGCCATCGTGCCCAGCAACAGACCAATCGTGGGCCGCCGACTGCCCTTGCGCCACCCGAATACCAAACAACTCCTCGCCGTATTCGTCGAGCACGTTGCGGGCCTTGCGTCCCCAAAACAAAGCGTAGTGCGCTTCGTGGCTGGCCAACATGACCCGCTTGTCAGGCCACCGACCCACGAACCATGCCGGCAAATACCGCGACGTGTACTCACTCTTTCCGTGCCTGGGTGGGGCCTGGATAATCAGGATGTTTGCCGTTGCCGTTCCCGTTTGGTTTCGGTAGATGAAGTCCGTTACCGTTCGGTCGATCAGGGCTAGGTGGCGCGGCATCCACCACCTGCCCCGCGACACCGTTGACGCCAGACAGGCTGGGGTTGCCACTCGCAACGCGGCTTCGAGCAAATTCCCGGAAGTCTTCTCGGCCATCTAGGGCTACCAATACCTGTTGGACTGTCCCGCTATGCTCCACGGCGATCGGCTGACCACCCGGCCCTCCAATCTCTACGCCGTACCTGTCCCGGAACTTCTCCGGCCGGGCTCCCTTCAGCAGGAAGATCAACAGCGTGTCGCTGTACTC